ATCTGCCTGACATGCATTACATTGTCAATCGCTTGCATGGTTACATTCTTAACCTTGCCTTGCTTCGCTAACTCCTTTGTCTCTTCTGTCTTCTTTTTGTAGTCTTCTTCTAGCTGGTCTTGACCGTGAAAGAATTTCGAGAGTAGCCCACCGACCTCACCAGCGATACCTGCAACCTCACCACCAGTCTTCTTGATGTCTTGATATGCCTGAACTGCCGTTTTGATTCCTTCATAGGCGAGCTTGCATCCAGCGAAGATGAGAGTAGGTTCAATCTTTCACCTCTTTGTAGATTTGGTATAGCTTTAAACCAATCATTAAGATGGTGTAAACAAGCGTAGCCCACAGCACCAGCTCGCTGACCTGATAGCCATATACAGTCGCCAATGACACGCCTACTGGCGGTGCTACCTTAGCAGCAATAGCCCCTACGGTTTCTTCTTGGTGTGTCATGCTGGTGTATCCGCAGGTTCTGGCGTATTGCCTTCAGCCACCCACTTTAAATAGGCTTGATAGTCGGTGTTGGCGGGGTCAAATGGGATGCTTGCATTGTCGCTTGTGCGAATTACTACATCTACTACACCAATAATGTTTTTATGTAATTTATACATTTGCTACTCCAAAATGTTGGTCAAATAAATACATGATTAGAGTTCTGCTGATAAGGCTATTGTGCTGTTTAATGAAACTACGCCATTAGTGCCTGAAGTTGCATTGGCTGTAACATCTATTATTAAATTTCCATAGAGATTAGCCGTTGTAACAGATGCAGATGATGTGTTTGCAGCTCCGTTAATAAAATAAGTATATGCATTTGATGCTGATGTAACTGTTGGTGTTGCTCTCATTGTTGCTGGATAAAAAGCACTAGAAATAACTCGATTTGTAGAAAAAGCATGTGCTCCAAAAAATCCACCTTGGCTTGGAAGTGAAGTGTAATAGCGTTGGCAAAGGCTTAACTCAGTACCATAAGGTCTGTAATCAAAAGATGTTGCGGTACTGCCTTTTTCTAGTTGTACGCCTGTGATGTAGAAGGTTGCGGTATTGGTATTAACTAAAGCGACAGAACCAGTTGCCCCGTTTGCATAAGATGCAGTCCAAGCACCAGCAGTTTGTAAATAAGTAGACCCTGTTCCAAGATTAAATTTAACTCTTATTCCAATACCATTAGTAGAACCTATCCAAGTTCCCGATGTATCACCAGCAATAGTTACTGATTTATATTCAAATGTATTTGCAGTTGAAATAGTAAATGTAAATGGATAGTTTCTGTCTTGTGCAGAATTAGATAATGCACCACTAAATGTTCCAGTTAAACTTGAACGAACCCAAAATGATAGTGTTACTGTTTGAGCATTAGCCGTTCCCCACGCCAAATCAGAAGTATTAAATCCTTCTATTCTTTGCTCAACAAGAAATTCATCAGTTGCGGATTGTGTGTAAGCAGATTGAGAAGTAAATAATAAAGAATTGCTAAATCCAGTAGGCACAGTAGAAGATTGTTGTGCAGTTAATTTAGATGCGGCTGAAGCATAAGAACGCCATCTATCGGTAATATATATACCACCTGTCATTGCAACACTAGCCCCCGCATTACGCTGATCAATCACCATCGCACCATTGATGATGCGGTTCTTGAAGCCGAAATTGCTAGACGCATTGAATACATCTGAGCCATTGACATTTGCAGTTATTTCTCCAGTACCTTTTGAGATCAACTCAATTCCGATATTGGTGTCACCGCCTGACGCGGTAAGTGTTGGCACGCCACCAGTAGCAGCGTTTGCAAGTGTTAACTCATTCACAGCAGATGCGGTTGCTGTAACCTTCAGCAGTTCATTGCCGTTAGTGTCAATAATATCGCCAACCAACTTGAGCTTCTTACCGCTACCGATATTAAGACCAACCGATGTTCCAGTACCTGCTGCTGCAAAGATTGCATCTACCGAGTCCAGATCGGTATTGATCTTTGTACCCCATGTATCGGTACTAGCCCCGACTTCGGGTTTAGTAAGTAATAGGTTGGTTGTTGTGGTATCTGCCATAGTTCACCTTCATGCTGGGACTTGCGTCCATGTTTCTGAATTGTCTGATATTTCTGTCCAATCTTCAGATGTGTCTGAGACTGGACTCCAACTCTCTGCCGTGTCTGCTACTACACTCCAGCCGTAGCCAATGATTGTCCCGACCGAGCCAGATGCCTCAACACCAATTATCGCAATAGATACAGCATTTGTAACGCTACCGACTGAGCCAGTACCGCCAACACCAGTAATATCAACAAAGGAGATTGTCTCTGCCAACATTGTGCCGACAGCACCAGTTGACGAGATACCCGTAAGAATTGGAGATACTAAGACTGAGTTAACAGATAAGGTTGACGCATTACCTGTAATGGCAACAGAAACAGTTAACCCTACTGTGCCGACATTACCTGTGCCGACATTGCCGTCTTCTTGTTCGGATATGTTTACGCCAAGCGTGCCAATACCAAGGGTTGACGAGTTACCTGTAATTGCAGCACTAAGCTCTCCAATGCCCCAATTACCGTAGCCATATCTGCCAGAGCCGTAAGCAGCCATCTTGCTGCCTCTTTATTAAGCGAGTCTGATCAAGCCAGTGCTTGAATCATTCGTTGGCATGGTTAAGGTAAATGTTCCAGCCGTAACGGTCTGAGAACCGAAGGTGTGGACGCTAACTGCTTTGTTTGACTGACTTGAGTTATAGATCAGAACAGCATCAAAGGCAGTTGATAGGGTCACATTAGAGTATGTGATGCTGGCGCTTGGAGTCACAAATGCCGTTGTGCTGGTAGAGCTTGGTGCTGTACCAAATGTCACCGTAGCACCGCCAGCCGTGTAGTTCGTGCCTGTCACCTCACCAGTAGACGAATAGGCAGTTGTCGTTGCGTTAACGGTTGCAGACGCAAGATACAAGGCAGCCTTGAAGGTGTCGGCAGTACCTGCTGTGTGAGCTGGGACGCTAGTCGAAAATGCGTGTACAGCGTTGAGCAGATCAACTTTGAATGATGTACACATTGCTTGCGTGTTAGCCATAAATTTCCTTAACTTAAAGATTGAGCGACTGCTTCACCAGTCACATTTCGTTTTAAGGTCATATGGACTGAGCGATGCACAAGCTCGCCTTCTAGCCAATATTCCACCCAGTTCGTCGTCTCGTTGTCGGTATCGATTGAGCCTTCTCGCTTCTCTAGCAAGGAGGCATCCATCTCGCCTTTTGTCGTGTTCACTAGCATCTGTTATCCCAAAGTCCTTGCGCGTGCAATCAAAGCGCCACCAGTTGTAGAGCTGCGATCATCTGCTTTCGTTACTTCTTCAAGACCAGCTCGGTACATCGATGCCCACACAGCAATTCTCGCATCATCTTGAAGATAAGGAGCTGCTTGCATAAGAGCACCATACAAGTAAACATCAGGAGCAGAAGTTAGTAACCAGTTTGTTGTGTTGCTAGTTGATAACTTACTCAACTTTGCGTAATAGATCAACTCGCCTGTGTAGGCAGCATCTGGTACTGGTAGGTAGCGAAACTGCTCACCCACCACGGTAAAAAATATAGGTTTAGTTGATGTGGTGTATACAACCGCCAAGGTGTCCATTGAGTCGATAGTCTCAAAACCCAATGGTGTGACGGGATTGGTATCGAGCTTGAAAGACTTAACTTCCAAGAAGTTATCTGGGACTGCGGAGTATTCGGTAGTGATCGATGCAGTAGCACGCACGATCATCTGTCTGGTGCGCAAGTTTCTCTCGATCTGAGCCTCTGCCAGACTAATGAAGTCAGGAATGGCAGCAGTCAGGTCTGTGCGGTTAAGCCAGTCCCCGACAGAAGTCTTCAGTTCAGCATAGGTTGTGAGCGCCATTTTCAGCCTTTTGTGCTTTCTCTAAGTCACGCATCACCCAAGTGTGATCGTGCTTAAATTCAAATGTCCCGATGTGTCCAATTTCTTTTGAGACATCGTGATCAATCCATATTTTAAAGCCAGCAGCCTGTGCTTTACGGCAGAAGAAAACATCCTCGCCAACATACCCGCGCTTATCGGTACGCCAAGGAGTATCGAACCAAGGTTCACTCAAAGCCTCAAAGACCCTGCGTTTGATCAGCATGACACCCATGCCAATCGAGCCGACTTCCTCAATCCCTGTGGACTCTGGCATTGTGTAGATGAGCACGCGCTCACCGTTCTCGTCATAGCGCTGGGCAGTTGGTCCTGTGGGCATTCTGCGTCTTGCGCAGTTGGTTGCCACGACATCCAAGTCATGCGCCAAGAGTCTTTCAATCATGTCCTGCGGGAAGGTCATGTCTGAATCTACAAACAAGATATGGGTACAACCCTCTGCCATTGCGTCTAAGCACAGATCAGCACGCTGGGTCTGGATAAGTGTCCCTTGCATAATCTTCAAGGACACGGCATCAGTCGTGTTAATCGTGTGGTGCGCCACCATGTTCACCATACAGAAGGTGAAATTAGCGTGAACCATGTCACGCGCTGGGGTGCATACCGCAATGTAGTTTGGAGTCATAGTTTTCCTGCTCTTGTTCTGAAATATTTGTTTTCTGGATCATTAAGCCAACGCTTCATGTAGGCTTCATCTTCTAACTTACCTTCAGCCTTGAGCTGGAAGTAGATAGACATCGGGATGCTGGCGACTCTGCTCCACTCGCCCCACCTAGCACGCTCATCAACCTGTGCGTACTCTTGCTTATTCTCTTCAATGATTGCAGTCACATCTTGTTGTGTCTGAATCGTTGCCTGATTCGTTTCATCATCGTAATGAAATGTGCGCGTGATCCCCTGATCAGCGTCTGTACTAAATAGTCTTTTTTCAATCATGTAGAAAAAAAGGGTCTGAGTTTCCCCAGACCCTTCGTTAGTTCAATTAAGAAGTAACCAAGTCAGCAGCAATGCCGTGGGCATTCTCAGCCAACACTTTGTGACCCCACTCAACGATCAGCATACGCTTTTCAGCGTCGCCAGTCTTTGCCAACTCAACTTGTTGGTAAGGACGCAAAGTTGTGACTTTTGCGTAATCTGGATCGATCACGAAAGCATCACGCTCGCGCTGGAAGCGGTTAGGAACGACTTGCACATTGCCGAAGTCAGACACATAAATGTCTGCTGCGCCAATGATGGTTGCAGGACGAGCACCGCCTTCAATGTTGAAGCGTGAAGATGCGATACCAGAGAAGCCAGATACGCGCTGCTTGTTGACTGGACCAGTCATCAAGATTTTTGGTGTACCGCCAGAAGTCCAAACTTGTTGAATAACATTCTTCAAGATGGTTTCTGTGAAAGTACGCACATTGCCGTCACTACGAGCGCCAGTAGGCACAGTCGTATAAGTGGGGTTAGCACCGTTCGTCTGCATATCGTAGTTAGTCTTGATGAAGGCTTGCAATGAAGCAGTACCGCGAGCTGTTGTGGTGTTACCAGCAGCAGCGACAGCGCCATTCAACATTGAAAACTCTTGATCACGCTTCAACTCAGCGCTACGCTTGGCAATTTGGTATGCCAATTCGCTACGACGACCAGCCTTGTTGACGGTCTCTTCAGTTGCAGACAAGACGATTGTTTTACGGCTGATCTGTGCATAGTTTTGCAAACGCACAGTAGCAGTAACGCTATCGAAAGAAGTTACATCGTCGCCCTCTAACTGCTTGTTAGCAGCAGCAGAAGCCAATGTGTCAGTCTGCCACTCAAACAATGAGTTGCTGATTGACTCACGACCGATGTTGCTCATGTAAGGAGTTTCTTCGGGAGCGATGTTAGTGATGATGTTGGATAAGTCCTCGCGGATACCCTTTGCATCAAATGTGGTGAAGGTGTTGGTTACGATTGCCATTTAAGTGTCCTATTTCAAAAGAAGTTCTATTGCGGAGGCAGCGTCATTGACGCGACCTGACTTTGCAAGACGCTGTTTTGCGCGTGTACTTTCAGTCGTTGTGGAGACGCGACCTGCTGCACTAGGCTTGGCAGTGCGAGGACCGTTGTTGACTACTGGCTTGATCTGCCCACGCTTGGACATCATCTGGTCATAGAGCGCTGCTTTACGCAACGCAATGACAGCTCTGTGGTCATAAACATTCTTGAGTTCTTCGTCGCTAAATCCGATCTTCTTACCGAATTCAACGAGTAGAGCTTTTTCAGCCTGTGCCTTCTTGGAATCTTTCCACTCAGGTACGGCTTGGATTAGGGCTTCTTGCTGTGACGCAAGGTGAGCTTGCATTTCCTGTGCTCTTTGTTGCGCTGTAAGTTGCGACAGTCGCTGCTGCTCAGACTGAATAGCTGCGAGTTTGTCTTGCTTCTGGCGCATCACTTCTGACTGTCTCACCCACTCAATGGGGTCTTCGTTATAAAGACGATCCATATCGATAGGCGCTTCAGTTGACTCAAGTTGCTGCTTCAACGCTCCCAATAACTGGGCATACTGTTCACGCTCGGCACGAATCGCACTAGCCTCTGCTTCGACAGCCTTACGGGTCTCAGCGATCTGTTGCGTCTTTCGTGTGTAGTCCTGAGTGCGCGAATATCCTTTTTGAAGTTCGTCTAGCGTAACCTCGACCTCTTTACCGTCAACTTTGACGGTGTAGACCTCGGCTGGCTGTTCTTCTTCTTCGGTTTCTTCACCTTCTTCAGACTGTTCCTCTGTCGTTTCTTCATTGGATTCGTCGTCTTGCACATCCAACTCTTCATCAACAGAGACCGCGACCTCAGAATTATCTTCTTCAGTCAAACGCGCCTTGTCAGTTTTCTGCTGTTCTCCATCAATAGGCAACATCATCTGATCAAGAGCACTGGCTGCATCAGCCACAGACATAGGGGTTTGGGTTATTTCCATTTCCTAGTCCTTTACACCAACGACTTTTGTTCACGCTCAATCTGGCGCTGTGCGACTTTCCCGTTGTCCATGATTTTGGAAATCTCGGTTCGGAAGTTGTCAATCGCACGCAGCATATGCCAAGCGTGTTCTCTTTTCACGGTGTCCTCTGGCTTCGTATCTTTCCAAAACCAGACGGCATCGTTCTCCATCTTCAGCAAGGCAGTTGAAAAAGCCTCGTCAGCGATTAGCGACTCAGCCTTCTTGCCTTTTCTTACATCTTCTTCTTGTTTGCTCACTTAGACCATTCCTTGTGGGTTGATGGGTTGCATTGGTGCTTGCTGTGGCTGCGCCATAGCTTGTTGTACCAATGCACTTTGTTCTTTTACAACCTCTCGGTTGACATTCTGCTCTGCCACTATTTGGGCAGTGCTGATCTGTGTGTTGTACTTTAACTCAAGTTCGTACTGACGAAGTAGTCTATCTTGGTTCATTTGATCGCGTCTGAAGTCGTCGTCCATCATCATCTTCTGGCGCTGTAACTCAAGATCGGCAGCCTTTTTCTGGATGTCTGCCTTAATTGACTCGGCTTGCACCTGCGCCAAAACCTCTTCTGGACTTGGCTTTTGTGGTGCTTGCGGTGCTTTCCAGCCGTCTGGAATGTCCGCAAAGTAACTCGATGCGTCCTTGAATCCTGAGAGTTCGACGACCTTCTTCAAGGTGCGCACATACATCTGTGGAGACACCACAGGATTCTCAAGACCGTATTGGTTGATGATGGATTCTTGCTTGGCAAGTATCTGCATCATGGTTGCAATGCGCTCATTGGTGTCGCCATTTCCCAGACCGATGTTGATGTTGACATCCATCGTGTTGTCCCAAGCGCGTGGGTCAATCTGCACCCAACGGTTACGCAAGCGGATCATGCGTGGCTTGTCTTGGTGTGTCGTAACCAAAAACAGGATTGTCTTAAACAGCTCCCTCATACCTTCAGCCATCAAACGCGCAGTCAGCTCAATGCGTCCTTGGCTGGCGCTTACTGTGGCAGCCACGGCAGCCTTGGTGCTTGACTGCAAAGCATCTGGGTTTAAACCCATAGATGCCTTGGACATTCCTGTGCGACCAGATCG